AACTACAAAGATGAATCTAAACATAATCAAAATATAGATAATCTTTGGGAGAAAAAGTTTAAAGGAAAATTTAAATCTTTTTTTGATAAATGGGATAAGGAAAAAGGAGATTTTTATTAATGAAAAGATTTATTTTTTTAACTGTATTCTATCTTGTGATTAGTTTTTTCCTTGCGAAAGCAGTGAACGCACAAGCGATAGTAAGATCTTTCAATTCAGATGCATTTGTCACAGCTTATATTAATGGCAATGCGTATGGGTACGATGCAGATAGAATTAATCGACAATCTGGTCCGAGAAATTCCTGCATTTATGAAAGTCAAGAAAGAACCAAAGATGGTGTAGTTATTGGCAGAGATGAAGTAAAACGATGCCACGAAGAAGTAAAAACTGGTGAAAGTGATTCTTCTTTTATAAAAGATTTGATTACATCACCTCTTGGTGAAACACTGATAGTATTAACATCTTCTCTTTTATTACAAAAGATTAGTGTTGGTGCATCTGCTAGATAGAAAGGAGGAAACGATGAAAAAAATATTATTAATAGGTTCGTTAATGTTCTTAGGAGCATGTGCTGGTAATTTATCAAAATTAGATGGTAAAGCATCAGTTGACGGAAATGAAGATTTAATTAAAGTTGCAGCATTAGTATGTAATGAATTTAAATCTACTGACGCAGTATTATATGGCTGTGGTTCTGGTATCTCTTCAGATATGGAGTTATCAAAATCAAAAGCAATATTAAATGCTAAAATCTCAGTTGCTGATGTGTTATCAAACAGCTTAACAAAGCAAGAAACAATGGCAACGACTGAAAGTACAAAAGACGGAGTAAATCGTCAGTATCAGTCAACCGAGAAAAACCAAACATTTGAACAATCTTTGACAAAATATAAAGTTGTTTATGATAAACAATTTTTAGATCAAGGAAGATTCAGATCTTTTATAGTGATTGAGTATAAAATAAAATCTCTATAATCCCATCTTTACTTGCAATTAAAAATGGGGTATAATATACCTATACCCCATAAAAATATTATGAAAACCTTAAAAGAATTAAAAATAGAATTAAAAGAACTTCAACAAGAACACGAGTTTGAGACAACCAATTTTTTAAAAAACAATTATAATCTTCAAAAAATAGAAGAAGATATTGTTGAATTACAAGATACAATCAATAAAAGGGAGAAATATACAAATGCCTGATTTTTTAAAAGACGTAATAAAAGATATTAATAACGAATATGCTGGTACAGCTGATGGTGATTTAGTCGGAGATTCTACATCATTTGTAGATACTGGATCTTATATATTCAATGCTTTATTATCTGGTAATATCTATGATGGATTGCCAGCAAATAAAATTACTGCATTAGCAGGAGAACCATCAAGTGGAAAAACATTCTTCACACTAGGAATTTGTAAAACGTTTCAAGAATTAGGAAAACAAGCAGGCATTATATACTTTGAAACAGAGGGTGCTATTACTAAGGATATGTTAGCTGAAAGAGGAATAGATCCTAAGAGATTTGTATTAATACCTGTATCAACAGTACAAGAATTTAGAAATCAAGCTACAAAAATTTGTGATAACGTTGATAAAGTACCACTTGAAGCAAGACATCCTATTTTACTTGTATTAGATTCACTTGGTAATCTTTCAACTGAAAAAGAAGTAAAAGATATTATTGAGGGTAATGATACTCGTGATATGACGAGAGCACAATTAATTCGTGGTGCTTTTAGAGTACTTGCATTAAGATTATCTAAATTACAAATGCCAATGATTGTCACAAATCATACTTATGATGTAATTGGTGCCTATGTTCCAACAAAAGAGATGGGTGGTGGTTCTGGTTTAAAATATGCTGCATCAACAATCGTATATTTAAGTAAATCAAAAGATAGAGATTCTGATAAAAATGTAGTTGGTAATATTATAAAAGCTACACTACAAAAATCTAGATTTACAAGAGAATTTTTAAAAGCTGAAATTAAACTTTCATATGAAACAGGTCTTGATAGATACTATGGATTAATTGACGTTGCAGTTGATGCTGGTATATGGAAAGACGAGGGTGGTAGGATTGATGTTGGTGGAACCAAAGTATTTGGTAAAGCTATTAAAGAAAATCCTGAGAAATATTTTACAAAAGAAGTATTAGATAAAATAAATGAATATACTCAAAAAGCATTTAAATATGGTTCTACTATCGAACTATCAGATAAGGTAAGTGAAATACAACCAGAAGACAAAAAAGATGGTGGACGAAAAACAAAATCAAAATCCGAATAAATCGGATCCGAATAAATCGGAAATACCAGCTACAAGGGAAAATTTATTTCCTTTTATCAATCCTAGTTCATATGAATCTAAAGAAGCATATGAAACTGCAAGAGATGAATATCTTAAATCTAAACCAGTACAAGTACCACCATATGAAACTTTAGAAACTAAAGGTAAATATGGAGCAAATGAACTTAGATTTAAAAATGGAATACTTGAAAATGTAGTTGTATCCTTTGGTAAAGTATCATTTGAAAATCAAACTGATGGTAATATTAAATTATTCTATGAATATGATGCTAATGTTGAAAAATCATTACATCCATTTAATGTTGAGATACCAGAAAGTAAGCAATTACTTGAAAGACATTTAGGAGACTTTCTTATGGCTTGTATAGAAGAACAAGCTAGAAATAAAACTATTTTGTTTAGAGGTGGCAGCGACGAAATGGAAGCATATACAAAATCTAAAACTAAATGAGAATAGAAACAACAATACTTAAAAACTTACTTCACGATGAAGATTATGCTCGTAAAGTCGTACCACATTTACGTGAAGAATACTTTCAAGATAAAATTGAAAGAGCAATCGCTAGTCAAATACTAAAATTTTTTATTAAATTTAATAAACCAGCTACAGTTGAAGTTATTGATATTGAACTTGGTAATGATAAAACTTTATTTGAAACTGACTATCAACAAGCACAAGCTTATACCAAAGATTTAAGGAATAAAGAAGAAATAAATTCAAAGTGGTTAGTTGATGCTACTGAAAAATTTTGTAAAGATAAAGCTGTTTATAATTCTATTATGGACAGTATTAAAATTATAGATGGTCGTGATAAAGTAAGAAAACAAGATAGTATTCCTTCTTTATTGTCTGATGCACTTGCAGTTTCTTTTGATAAATCAGTTGGTCATGATTATCTTGAAAATGCTGACGATCGTTTTGATTTTTATAAACGAGTTGAAGAGAAAATACCATTTGATATAGATTTATTTAATACCATTACACGTGGTGGTGTGAGCAATAAAACTTTGAATGTTGCCTTAGCAGGAACTGGTGTAGGTAAGTCTTTGTTCTTATGTCATTTTGCTGCAGCAAATTTAATGAACAATCTTAATGTTCTCTATATAACACTAGAGATGTCTGAAGAAAAGATTGCTGAACGTATTGATGCGAATTTATTAAATGTCACTATGGATGAATTAAAAATTCTAGAGAAAATAGATTTTACTTTACGTGTTGATAGAGTTAAAGAAAAAACTAAAGGAAAACTTGTTATAAAAGAGTTTCCTACAGCAACAGCACACGTTGGTCATTTTAGATCATTACTTGATGAATTAAAAATGAAAAAAGATTTTAAACCAGATGTTATTTACGTGGATTATTTAAATCTATGTGTTTCTGCTCGATTAAAATATGGTGGAAATAATAATTCTTATACTGTTATTAAGAGTATAGCAGAGGAATTAAGAGGATTAGCAGTTCAATATGACTTACCTATAATGACTGCGACTCAAACTACAAGACAAGGATTTACTTCTTCTGACTTAGGATTAGAAGATACTTCTGAATCATTTGGTCTTCCAGCAACAGCTGACTTTATGTTTGCGATTATTGCTACTGAAGATATGATTAAAGAAGGAATAGCAAGTGTTAAACAATTAAAGAATCGTTATAACGATCCTAATTATTATAAGAGATTTGTCGTTGGTGTTGAAAGAAACAAGATGAAAGTATATAATCTTGAAACAGAACATATGAAAAGACATATGGCACTAGCTGACGCAGGAGATTCTACACCTGTATTTGATAAAGGAAATATAGGTGAACGAATAAAGGCAGAAACAACATCATCGTTTAAATTCGATGAATAACATAAAGGAAAAAAGATGACGACAAAGGTGATAACCGCAGCAAATAAAATTGATTGCGAACATTTGCTTGCGACTTTTGTAGATCATTCACACTATGACACTTTGGTGGAATATGATTGTGATTTCTATGCTCCATCTATTGATGGGATAAACAGCGAGAAAAACATTCTGTTTAAATTTAGAAAAAATTGGTTTACGAAAGAGCAACAAGACCTAGCATATAAAGGTCTTCGTGAGGCAGCAGTCGAAACACAAAATCGTGGTGTGGCAGCAGGACCAAAAGGTACAAAACTTGGTGGTCGTGACTGGGTGACGGAATATCAAGAAGAAATGCTTGAAGCATTATCTAAGTATGAAACTACACTTGATGGTTCTAATCCTATAACAACAATTACAGAAAAATACAAAGGTAAAGATAAAACATCAGCAGGTAATCGTGGCTCTGTTTGGTTAAAAAACAAAGTGACTGATGAAGGATTTATCTTTGAAGAGTGGTTGAATGAAATAAAATCATTATCTCGTGATGAAATAGTAAAAGAAGCAATACGAGTTAAAAGTAAATTAACATCAACAACTTCATATGCACAAGCAGTGTGGTCTGGTATTGCTGGATATTTTGATAGATATCCTCGTATTCCTTATGGAAGAGCAACAGCTTTCACTGAAAAGAATCCTGAGAAATTTGCTATGGGATTCCCATTCTTACAAAAACTTTCAGATGGTTTTAAACAATTACTTCCTGAACGTTTTGCGAAACAAAAAGAAGCTTGTGATAAAATGGATCCAAAATTTATTATTCCAGGAACTGTATTTACTACAGCGACTGTAAATAAAACTTTTAGAACAGCAGCACATAGAGATGCTGGTGATTTAAATGAAGGATTCAGTAATCTTACAGTAGTATCAAACAATGGTAAGTACAAAGGAGGTTATCTAGTACTGCCAGAATACAAAGTTGCTGTAAATATACGTCCAGGAGATTTATTATTAATTAACAATCATGAGGGTATTCATGGAAATACTGAAATGACTGTTGAAGATCCTGAAGCAGAACGTATTTCTTTCGTATGTTATTTCAGAGAAAAGATGCTAGAACTTGGCTCTTGGAATTATGAACTAACAAGAAAAAATTATGTTGAGGAAAGACGTAGAAATAAAAGCCATCCATTACAAAGAGAACTTTGGAATGGAGTTTCAGAAAATATGTGGAAAGAACAAGAATGGTATGAATATCTAACATCTAAATTAGGTAAAGACACATTACACAAATACCATCCTGAAGCAAATAAATCTTCACTTGAAGCATTTTTTTAACCATGTCTCTCCATGAATTTTTAGGAGAGGAACGAGCACTAGATTGGTATTATACTGCTAATTCTTCAAACAAGGGATTAAAACTTGGTTATCGGAGAGTATCTGGTAAGATAGGATTAACAAATAAAGAATCTGGTGTTCGTGGTGCATGGGTAGAAAAAAGGATTGCACTCTTTAAGAACTTATTCGCATCTGGTTATTCAATAATTCCTTTTTCATCACCAACAGAAGCAACAGCAGCAGATGGATTTACATCTGTTGATAATTACACAAATTGTGATATACTTATATTAGAATTTGGTGGAACAAATTTACAATTTTATAAAAAAGATTGGGATAAAACAGTTGAATTAATTAAATCACATTCTGGTAAAATAATATTCATTAATGACGATCCTGATTTACCATTCCTTTGGGAGTTATTACCAAATGAAAAATGGGATAGATGGGTAGTTGCAGCAAATGCAACTAACTCTGCAGAAGTTTCAACAATTCTTAAATGTCCAATGGGTGTAAGAGTTGTAGATTTACCAATGGCGAATGGAATGACATTTGAATCTTTTTCAAATGGCAGTATAGATAAAACTGTTTATATTGGAAGACCAAACGGAAGAACAAAACACTTTAAAGAATTTTTAAAATCACCAAGTCTTGAAATATCAGGAAAGCCAAAAGAGTGGACTGATTTTAATATAAACGTTATTGAAAATCCACAACAAAAAGATCGAAGAAAATTTTATAGAAATTATAAAGGATGTTTAACTGTTTATGATAGTAAGCATAAAACATCTGGATGGAGAACTGGACGTGCTTTTCATGCACTTTATGCTGGTATTCCAGTTTGTGCACCATCTGGAAATAATGGTTTAAATTGGACATATCCTGTAGAAACTGCAGAGGACTTAACTAAATTTACATCTTTATCAGATGAAAAACGTAAATTGATTTGGGAAAAACAAAAATCAATCATTCAAGCTGAAACAAACATAGATTTAATTTTATTATGATAGTATCTTACGATATGGATGGTGTTCTTGCACTAAACCCACCACCAAATATAAAAAAGTGGGGACATATGAATGGGGCTGAAAGAAAAGCAAGAAAAGAATTTCTATATGATTGGTATAATTCTGCTGAGTTATTATATAAACCAACTGAAGATAAATTTCATGTAATTTCAGCAAGGAAGAAAGACCAACGCACGTGGGAAATAACGATGAATTGGTTAAATAAATATTTTCCTGGAAGAGTAATTTCATTATCTTTATTAAACGTGCCAAGAACTGTAAACAATGTAGTAAAGTTTAAGAATGATGCAATTAACTCAGTTGGTGCTGTCGAACATACTGAAGATAATAAAAAAGTATTAAGAGGTATTTCAAAAATTAATAAGAACATAAAGTTATATTTTTGGGAAAAGAATATGGTAAATAAGGAAATATTCAATGGCTAAAAACTATTTTCATTTAAAACTTCCTTTTCAAAATCCTTTAAGTGAAAAAGGTATGCAGTGGTTTTTTGATTTGCCACCTTGTTTTATACAAGTACCAAATCAGTATTTTAATCCAGAAGCTGTTGAGTTTTTTAAAAAACATAAATTACTCTATTGGGATGCTGAGGTTTTTTCATTCCCTGCAAATTATACAATGGAAATACATGTTGATGCTGTTGAATTTACAGAAAAATGCAAATTAAATTGGGCTTATAGTAAAGGAGACCATCATAATCTTTGGTTTAAACCAAAATCAACTTGGATACCAAGAGCAACTGACGGAGAACAAGACGATGGACGTTATGATGACTACAGCTACACCTTTGAAGAAAATGAAGTTGAAGAAGTTGAAAGAACTACTGTAAGAACACCAACTTGTATAGTAAGTGGTCAACCACATAGTGTACGAACATATAGTGAACCAAGAAAAGCAATTTCTGTCACTTTATATCCATACGGAACTAATCCACCAGCTTTACCAAAAGACTGGGGAATGCCAATATCAAACATGAGAGAGGTTTTAAATGATTACATCGTTGATTAGAACAATCCTTTGGGGATTTGTTAATATTTTATTCTGGATAGTTATAGCAACATTATTTTCTCTTATGATATTTACAATATTCATAGGATATGCACTTGAAAGAATAGGGCACTTTATAGATTGGGTATTTAAATATGAAAAGAAATCCAGTAGCTAAGTCTTTAAGAACACCAAAGTTTAAACAAAAGATTGTAAAGAATAAAAAACAATACAGTAGAAAAAATAAAATAATAGAAGAAATTAATCATCACTTTGAAATATATGAATAAACAATATAATGAATATGATTCGTTCGATTCTAATTGGGCATCTGAAATAGAATCAATAAATCCATCAGGGCAAAGTCAAGGAAATGAAGAAGTTGACAAATATAAAACAACATCACTTTGGGAAGTTATTAAAGATATATTTAAATGAAAGATCGTTTAAACAAAGCTTGGGAATTTGAAATAATCTTCAACGAGAGTAAAAATAAAATAAAATCTTGGTTTTATTCTGACACTGAAGAAGATGCGAGAAATAGAATTGAAAATTATATGAATGCTAAAATTATTTCTTTAAAAGAAATACCAAAGCCAGAAATATATTATGCTGATAATAAAAAAAATAAAGTTATTAAAGAAAACAAAATTTGATTCTTTCGCAAGATGGACTGCAGCAATTGCAGGTGTTTTTGCAGCACTTTGTACTGGAAGTGCAGTATTATCTTTTCAAGTTTGGGGATGGGTACTCGCTTTCATATCTTCTAGTTGTTGGTTCTATGCAGCAAGTGTAGATTCAGATAAACCACGTATTTTAATGAACTGTTTCTATGTAATTTGGTCTTTAATTGCTATAATTAACTGGATTCGTTTTTAACCTAAATAATGTTATGGCATATATCACTTTTAGAGGGGGAACAAAAGAACAGAAAAAACTAGCTAAATCATTAGCTGAGTTTTGTATTGACAAACTTATTTCATCTCGTCTAAGTAATACATTAGATATTCGTATAGTATTTAAACCAACACTCTATAAAAAAACAGATTCGTATGGTGAAACTACCTATTATGAAGATTCAAATGTTCCACCTAAAGATTTCCTTATAGAAATAGATTCAAAATTAAAAATGAGAAGTATGCTTGAAACAATTGCTCACGAGTTGGTTCATGTAAAACAATGGGCAACTGGTGAGATGAGAGAAACTAAAGATAATTTTATTACTAAATTTAAAAAAGACACCATTAATTCAAACAAAGTAAGTTATTGGGATCAACCATGGGAAATAGAAGCGATGGGTAGAGAAGAAGGATTGTTTATTCAATGGATTGAAAAAATGAATTTGTCTGGAGAAAATTGGACTAAACGAAAGTATTTCTAATGGCTGCAAACCCATCTGAATTTATCGCAAACCTTTTTAATGTTAAATCAATAGCTGAGATAATTAAAGAATCTCCAGCTAAAGTAATTTTCAATAAAAATGATATAGTAATTTATACAGCAGATAAAGCAACAAGAAGTAATGCTTTTGATAACTTTAGAAAAGCTGCAGATAAAATAAAATCAAATTCTAAATCTAAATTTAAAAATTATCATATAAAACCCTCTTCTAAATCTTCACTTGGTGTATTTCAATTCTTTTTAGATTCAGCTAAATTACAAAAAGCATCAGGTGATATTTACTTTAAACCCATTATAACAAAAGGTTCAGGTGGTAAAGTATTTGAAAATGAGTTAGAAAAAGATTTAAATGCTTATTTTAAAGGCGAGCCAGTAAAAAATTTAAAACACGCAGATACAATTCAATCTTTATTTTCAAATAAAACATTCCTTAGTATATACAAAATAACACCAAAAAATTTAAATGCATTTGAAGCAAAAGCAGTAGGAAATAGAAATTCTAAAAGACCAGCAAGTTTTTCAAATGGTCAGATATCTCTTGGAAATAACACAGGAGAAGCTGTAAGCGATATTGATATTATTGGTCCGAATAAATCTATATATTGTTCTCTTAAATTTTCATCATCTTATTATATCTATAATGGAAGTATGAAAGAAATATTTGAAGTCACTCCTAGAGTGAGAGATGAAGCATATAAGTTCTTTGGTTTAGATGGAGTAGGAATGGGTGGATTTGGTGAGATATTTCGTTCAAATGTAGTTTCTCCCAAAAGTCTACAAGTAGTTAGGAAAAATTTAGCAAAAACTATTCAATTATCTCTTGGACAAGAAGTGACACTAATTAATAAATTCGGTCCAGGAAAAAATGATATTGATGTAATTTTTAAAGGATATACGTCTAGTGTTTTAATCTCAGCAGATCCAACTTACAAATATCCTGAATCTGGGAAACGTAAATATGCAGCAATAGAATTTCCAGCAACGATTAATAATGACAAATATGCTGTTGGAATGCAATTTAGAGGAACAACAGAGGGTGCACTTACACCAAGATATTTAAGAATACTATTAAAAAAGATATGAAACAATTTAACGAATACCTTGTAGAATCAGTTAATGCTCATATGGAGCACTTAGAAGACTTGGTCTTCAATGAAGGATTATCAGGTACTAAAAAAGCCATTAATTTTCTTTATGATTTAAGAAAAATGCTTCAAGGAAAATCTACGAGTAAATTAAAGACTACAGTTAAATGGGATGGCGCACCTGCTATTTTTGTTGGCATAGACCCTAAAGATAAAAAGTTTTTTGTTTCAACTAAGTCTATTTTTAACGCAACACCAAAAGTATATAAATCTGTAAAGGAAATACAACAAGGTGAAGAGAATAAAGATTTAAGTAATAAACTTATTACAGCATTTGAAGAATTTTCTAAAGTAGTTAAGTCTGGCATTTATCAAGGTGATATAATGTTTACAAAAGATACTTTAAAGAAAACAACTATCGAGGGCGAAAGCTATATTACATTTCATCCAAATACTATCGTATATGCGATACCTGCAAATACAGCATTAGCAAATACTATTTCAAAGGCAAATATAGGTGTAGTATTCCATACAACTTATAAAGGATCTTTAGGTAAGCTTACAGCTGAGTTTGGACAAAGCATTGTAGATAGATTTAAAAAAGTATCATCTATATGGGTAGATGATGCAACTTATAAAGATGTATCAGGATCTGCTACATTTACAAAAACTGAATTAGCAAATCTAGATGCATTACTTGAGAGAGTAGAAAAACTTTTTTCTAAAATTAATTCTAAAGCTATCTCTGATATTCAAGCTGATAAAGAACTTCTTGAGTTAATTAAAATATATAACAATTCTAAAATTAAAGATGGTGAAAAAATAACAAACGTAAAAGCACATGTTGCAGGGTTATTTCATTTTATAGCCGATCGTTATAAAGAAACGATAGATAGTAAGAAAACAGATAAAGCTAAAGATAAGTATAAAGCTGAAAAGGAAAAAGTTTTAAAGTATTTCTCAGCCCATAAACAAGAAGATATTATAGGAGTATTTGAACTTACAAATGCAATCGCTGATGCTAAAAAGGTTATTATAGCTAAGATGAATGAAGCATCAGAAATAGGTACTTTCTTAAGAACAGATAAAGGTTTTGTTCCGACGGGAGTAGAGGGGTTTGTAGCTATTGATAAAGTAGGAAATGCTATAAAAATCGTTGATAGACTTGAGTTTTCACGTGCAAATTTTTCGCCAGATATATTAAAAGGTTGGCAAAGATAAACATTAAAACTACTAAATATATCATATAATACGGATGGATAACTTGAAACATGAAGACAATAAAACAACTACTATCGGAATTACCGAACAAATCTCTTATATTTGCATTCGGTCGCTTTAACCCACCAACAGTTGGGCACGAACTTTTGATCTCAAAAGTTGAAGCACTTTCAAAGAAAACATCAATCCCATATCGTATTTACACAACAGCTACTCAAGACAAAAAGAGTAATCCATTATCTCAAAAAGATAAAATTAAGTATATGGAAAAGTCTTTTCGTAATGCTCATATCTATGCTGCGAAAGGAAACATTATACAATTATTACAAAGCTTTGAGAAAGAAGGAATTAAAGAAATTCATTTAGTTGTTGGTAGTGATAGAACAAAAGAATTTGAATCTCTTTTAAATAAGTATAATGGAAGAGAATATAAGTTTAGTAAAATAGAAATTCATTCAGCAGGAGAAAGAGATCCTGATAG